TTTGATTTCTGGCAAGGTGCTAACTTCAAGTTAAAGGCAAAAAACGTAGCAGGATACAGAAACTATGATAGTTCTGAATTCGCTGCTGTAACTCCATTACTTGATGATGACGATGCTCTTGAATCCATTTGGAAGAAGCAATACTCTCTTGAAGAGTTTGTTGCTGCTGATCAGTTTAAATCTTATGAAGATTTAAAGAAAAGACTTCAATCCGTCTTAAGAGTTGGAAGTACTCGCGTACAACCAGTAGAAGATCTAGAACATGAAGATGATGGTCGTGGTTCTGCAGAAGAATTAGTTACTGCTGCAACTCAATCGACAACAGCATCATCTGATGAAGAAGATGACGCATTATCATATTTTGCTAAATTAGCACAAGAATGATATTTAATTATATTAGAAAGGGGTCTCTTTAGACCCCTTTTTTTTATGGCGATTTAATTCTAGTATTAGACGTTCTAATTAATCTTGTATTTACAAATTGAGAAGATTTTGAGTATTTCATAATCTTTCTCATATCTTTTAAAAACTGTTGTAAATATTCTGGTTTCAGTAGATCAATTTCTCTTTTCTTTTCATTTACACGAGTTTCATATTCATAATTAGATATACCAATTCTGATCGCATTACCAGTTAAATTAGTGAGTGGATTAGAAGGATTTGGTATTGAAAAATCTTCATCTACGATATTACCTGCAGGTACAATTAATCTATTTCTAACATCTTTGACCTCTATTGTTTCATAATGTTTTGTTGCATTTAAATTTGCACCATATTTGTTAACACCAAATTCATATAATTCACGACTATTCAACGGCCACTCATTATTTACATTAACTATCCCTGCAGTTATTAATACAACCCAATCAAGATCAGATTGTTCATATACTTGCTCTGCAACCTGATCAGGACGGAAACCATCCTTTATAGTTATCCTATCAAAAATAGTAAAGTATTTTTTTAAATCGTCTCTGATTTTTACACGACGAAATAAATTTTTAACCTTTATATAATCTAACGAAGAATTTCTATCTGAAAGTGGAGATAGATATTCGACATTTGGTAACTCTCTAAAAAATCCCATTAGTATCCTACTCCATCTCCTGATTGTTCTGTGAAATAATCTTCCCTGTATACTGGTGTTAGTTCTCTGAAAGTTAGACTTAAATTTAAGTGTACTGGATTACCATCATGGTATGTAGCATAAGTTCCAGAACCTGTATAGTTTACATTACAACTAGTAAGTGCAGCTGGTTTAAATGCATTTAAAAAAGGATGTTGATTTTTCCCTTTCATGTAGGTTAGATAAAATATATCTGGAGACTTTAAAAATAAACCTTTTACAGTATTTGTTCCTCCTCTTTGAGCAGACATTGCTTGTTTGAGAACTCTTATAATAACTTTTACTTGTGCAGCTTCTTTTTTACTTCTTGGAATTATATCCCACCCAAAATTAAAGTCTCTACCATTTACACCAGTGAATAGTAATTGTTGGTTCTGGTTAATTGTTAGTCCAGTTTCTCTAGCAATAGCATCTCCACCACCACCACCTGTGACTGCGTTTGCAACTAAACCTGCAATTCCTCCAGTAATTAATTTACCAACTGTTCCTTTGTCTGTTTCTAATGCTTTATCTAATTGTCCTTTCATTTCTGCAAAAGATGCCCCTGCCATAGTAGCAAGACTACCATCTGCTCTTAGACCTGCTCCTGCAGCAGCTGCTGATAATGCTGCTAAAGGACCCATTTCAGACATATCCCAATTTGCACTTCTACCATCTTGTACACCTTGAGGTACTGGCAACATAATAGTATGGTTTATATCTTTCTTTGCAATTTCATCACTAGTTCTTAAACGAAGTGAATCATCTGCCCTTTGTAGACCTGGTGGAGTAAACTCAACTATTTCAAGTCTCAGGTAATCATCATGCTCATCTATCTTTGTATAAGGATATCTAAGAGGTGCAGATGATTTTGGTGTTCCATCATTAGTTGCAACGTCTTTACCTAAATTTCTATTTTCCTCAACTGCTTCTATACCCTTTCCCTTTGGAATACTATCGTAAAATTCTTTACTTCCACCACCTGGTATCATTGATCGACCTCTTTTTTATCTATTTAGCCTATATTTTCCGAAAGATAAATTTCGGGCATCCGTTATCTCTTCATCAGTTATATTATATAAACCACCTACTATCTCTTGAAAGGTATATTGTCTTGATTCCCCCCAATGAAAATTAATTCCTTTCATACCCCAAGAGAATACACTTGTAACTGCTACTAAAGGATATTCATCATATCTTAGATTAGGTGTTTTGGGACGATATACAAATGTATAGTACTTTCCAACTTCTGGAACACTACCTTCTGTTAACGCACCTAGAACCTCTTGGTAGACATCATCAACATCTCCCGAACCTGTATAATCTTCTAATATTCCAGATAGTCTACTCATACTCCTAATTCTTTTTCTGTAATTACTTTAAACTCCCATCCACGATCTAAACAATATTCAGTTGCTGCTTCCCACTTTGATTGATTTTTAGCATACTCATATGCTTCACGAATATAACCTTTAGTTTGTCTCTTTGGTTTTACAGGAGGTTTTGTTTGTTTTTTGGGTTTTACCTCTATGAGGTATGATTTAATTTTATTATGGGACTCTTTTACTTTAATATAAAAGTCTGGAAAATATCTATGAACTCTTCTGTCAATAGGTGATCTATAAGGAATTGCAATCTCTTCGCTCCACCACTCTAATATATTTCTATTTTTATCACAGTAAACCATAAATTTTCTTTCCCACAATGAACGATATACTATATTCATGGGATTACCTTTATACTTCTCAGGATGAGATGGTCGGTATTTTCCTTTATATGTCATGCTAAATAGCTTTAATTAAACTCATAATAGATATTTAGTGTGGAACAACCGAGACCAAAAAGAATAAGCGATTTTAAACCAGTTCTCACAAACTTAGCTCAAACTTCTCATTATGAAGTTCGTTTTGGTAGAGCAGCTGGAGGACTAAGTGAATATTTAAGTAATAGAGGAGTAGATAAAAGATTTATAGTAGGAGATATGGGTTTACTATGTAATGCTGCTCAACTACCATTCTCATCTCTTAGTACTACCAATATAACAGGAGCATTCACAGGAATAACAGAAAAATTTGCACATAGTAGAATATTTGTACCAATTACACTTAATTTTTATGTTGATAAGCAATATAAAGTTATAAAATTCTTAGAACATTGGATGGAATATACTGCAGGTGGAACTCATGCACCTGGCGGAAGAACAGGACCTATTACTCAAAATAAAACAAATTATTATATAAGGATGCAGTATCCTGATGACTATAGAATGGAAGAAACTAAAATAATGAAGTTTGAAAGAGATTATGATACTAGTTTAGAATATACTTTCTTTAACCTATTCCCACAAAACGTAGGTGCTATTCAAGTTGGATATGATGCGTCTAAGATTTTAACTGCTTCTGCCACTTTTGAATATACTCGTTATGTTTGTGGACCTATAAGTAATATATCTAAGTATCGTAGTGGTGCAGGATATAATAATCTTACTGTCGCAGAACTTAAAGAAATGGTTGACAGTGGTGTTGATGTTACTAAAAATAAGAAAGAAGTCATTAGTGGAGGAGATGACGAGATTACAGGAGGATCCTCTAGTGATAGATCTAGTAGTGGATTTGGTGGTGGTGTAGGTAATCCAACTAATCGAAGAGGTAGTGGAGTACGCTGATAAGAGATTTATTTAATTCAAAAAACCTTGCTATATACTATACGAATTGTTATAATTTATTATGCCTTTACCAACAATTACAACTCCAACGTATGAGTTAGAGTTGCCTGTTACTAAAAAAACTGTTAAATATAGACCTTTCCTTGTTAAAGAAGAAAAAATTCTTGTTATAGCAATGGAGAGTCAAGATGAAAAGCAGATTGGTCGTGCTGTTAAGGATGTTCTTACTAATTGTATAATAACAAGAGGTATTAAAGTAGACAAACTACCAACTTTTGAGATAGAATATCTATTTCTACATGTTCGTGGTAAATCTGTTGGAGAGCAAGTTGAATTAATGATAACTTGTCCTGATGATGGAGTTACACAAGTTCCAGTTTTGGTTGACATAGATGAAATAAAATTAGATATGAGTGAGGATCATAATAAGGATGTAGTTTTAGATGATAGTTATACTCTAAGATTAAAATATCCATCTCTGGGTCAATTTATTAAATCTAATTTTAATGAAACTGATGTTTCAGTGGAAGATACTTTTGAATTGGTTGCTGATTGTATAGATCAAGTTTTTAGTCCAGAAGAATCATTTGCTTCTTCTGATTGTACAAAGAAAGAATTAAATTCTTTTCTTGAACAACTTAATTCTCAACAATTTAAAAAAATTGAAAAGTTTTTTGAAACTATGCCAAAGTTGAAACATACTTTTGATATAGTTAATCCTAAAACTCAAGTTAATAATCATATCGTTTTAGAAGGGTTATCGTCTTTTTTCGAGTAGCCATGGCTCATGAATCTCTTGAGTCATACTTCAAGACAAATTTTGCCCTGATACAGCATCATAAATATTCATTAACAGAGTTAGAAAATATGATTCCTTGGGAAAGAGAAATATATGTAACTCTCTTATCCCAGTATATTGAAGAAGAAAATTTAAAAAATGGTATAAATGGCGGTTAAAGACAGCTTTTTTAATTTAGGTAATAATCCCAATCTGGATTCAGCAGATACTGGGATAGATCCTGCTACGGGAAGAGTTTTAACAAATGAAGAAAGAAGAAAGATATTTGCAAGACGTAGTATTTTATCTAAACAGAATAGACAGGCAATTGCTAAAAACACCAAAATGAGTTTTGGTGGTGGTGCTTTGGTGTTGTCAAGTAGAGGGAATGTAGATAAAAGGGTGCAGTCACAAGGAGGTGCTTTAGTTGCTCCAGTTAATAGTTTGACTAAGAGAGTAACTGCATTAGAAGAAAGTATGTCTAACATGGCAACGGTTCTTGCTAATATTAGAAAGGTAATTGTAAAAGGCAATGAAACTGATGCTAAGATACAGGATGAATTAGCAAAACAACAAAATCTTTTATTCCAAGAAAGACTAAGGAAAAATGCTGAAGATGAATTAGAAGAAAGTGATTTAGAAGCAGAAGCAGAACCAGAGATAGATAAGCAACAGAAGAAAACATTTGGATTCTTTGAAAAAATTAAAAAAGCATTATTAGCACTCTTTGGTGGTTTTGTTTTAAAGAAAGCATTTAAGTTGTTTACTGCATGGAGAGAGGGTAATACAGAGGAACTGGAGAAACTCAAGGTGGAGTTGAACTCCATGGGACAACAATTATTTACTGGTATTTTTTATTTTAATAAAATTATAAATGGTTTATTAAAAATTGCAGGTAATTTTGTTAAAAGTATTGCCAAATTAACTGGAAAAATTATAACATTTCCATTTAGAATTGCAGGAAGGATTATTAGAACTGCAGTAAGAAAAGCATTTGTTGGAATAAAGAAAGCAATCGGTCCTGGTATGAGAAAGGCAATAAAAGGATTCTTTAATATAGGTAAAAATAAAGCAGGAAAGGAAGTTGGTAAGAAAGTAGCAAAGGAAGTAGCAAAGAAAAGTGTTGCTAAAGTTGCTAAGAGAGGACTTTTGGGATCTTTACCTCTTATCGGTACTGGTCTTGATATTTGGGGTGCTGTAGGTGAAGGTATGAAAGGTAATTGGACTGGTGCAGGATTATATACTGCAGGTGCGATTACTAGTTTAATACCAGGTATGCAAGGTGTTTCTGGTGTCTTGAGTGTATCTGCTATGGGACAATCTATACATCAAGATTTAAAGAGAGATGCCAAGAATCAGAATATTGATATGACAGGTGGAGATAATGTTGAGATAAGTGGTATGGGAAATGATGATTTTTCTAAACTTGGAGCAGTTGAAAAACGAGCACCAATTGTACAAGTAGTTTCGGCTGGTGGTGGAAGCAACAACAAAGAAAAAACTAAAACAGGATATGCAGGTAACTTTATACCTACTCTTCCTTCATCAAATCCTGATAATTTATATGAATCGAATGCAAAAAACACTTATAACGCATACACAGCATAATGGCTAAAGTTCCAATAACAACATCTGGTGGAAAAACTGTAAGGAAATCTCCCATATCCTCTATGAGAGATGGTTTTCGTGCGTTAAAAGGTAATCTTAAGACAATGACAAAAAATGTTATTGGGATACAAGACGGGTTGCAAGAAGAGAATAGACTAAAGAAAAAACGTTTAGAACGTCTTAAAACTGATTCTGCCAAACAAAAAGATTTAAAACAAAAGCAATCTGAGGAAAAACGATTAGAAAAACCTAATCTTGTCTCTTCATCACTTTCTAATATTACTAAGACTATGAAAAAAGCTGGTGGTAGTCTTCTTAGCAGAGTATTAAAAATAGTTGGACTTTTTGCGGGTGCTTGGATAGTTAAAAATATTGGTGGTCTTATAGAAACGGTTGAGAAAGGAATTAAAGTAGTTACAGATGTTTGGAATGGAATAGGTAATTTTGTTGGAGGATCGATTGATACTGTGAAAGGTATAGGTAAATTAATTCTTGGATTTGGACAAAATATTTTATCATTTGATTTTGCTGATAAATCAGGAAGATTAAAAGAAGCATTTTCAGAAATAGAATTAGGATGGCAGAAACTTAATGGGGATATTACTGGTGCAGAAAAAGTTCTTGATGATCCTGAATCAGAAGTGTTTAAAGAAGATTTTGAAGAAGGTGGAAATTTAGAAGAAGAAAAAGATAGTGAAGATAAAGAGGAAGGTGGAGAAACTGATTCCGATTCAGAAAATGTTGGAGA